TCAATCGATCAGGCCGTGTGACATTAATGTCGCAATCAGGGCATCGATAGCCGCGCGCGCTTCCTGATCAATTGTCGTTCCACCTGAAGGACTTGGCACGGCCGGCTGCCGCTCGCCCACCACTTGCTGGCCGCCGACTGTGATGCGCGCGACGGGCCACTCCCCCAGGCTCCAGCCGCTGCCGGTCCAATGCAGCCACAGCCCTGCGCTTTTGTTCCAAGCGGCCATGCCGGGCTGGGGAAGGATGAAGCGCCAGCCGCTTTCGGTCCAGCCGGCGACCTGGTCATCCCTGCCGATCCAGTCGCCGACCGCTCCCGAGGCGACGATCCAGCTTTCCCCGACCTGGGGCGCCGGCGGCGGTGTCGAGAGCGGCCCTTCCTCCACGGCGGCGTGGACCGCCAGGTCGAGATGCGTCAGCGCCTCATTGTGAAAGACCTCCTTTTGCGCCTGTCCCGGAAGGATGAAGGGCAGTTGAAATCGGGCCGTGCCGCTCATGGATAAATTCTCCAACAGATTCAGAATATTTCTCGAAACGGTGAGCCGCTCCGCGTCGTTCTTCTTCGAGGTCCGCTTCGTAACTAGGCTGGAACGACTATCTGCGCCGGGCGGGACGGCGCGAACGTGCCGAGCTGGCGCACGCCGATGGTGATATCGCCCACGGCGCCGTCCGCCGCCTGTGTCGCTGCCGAGTAGATGAAGGAAGAGGCCGAGATCGTGACGGTTCTGGTCAATCCACTCCCGGACAAGCTGACCTCATAGACCTCGCTTTCCTCGCCGAGCGGCGTGTCCGTTCCGCTCAGCCAGGTCCAGCCGGCCCTGCTCCGCCGCACCCAACTGATCGCCAGATCGCCATTGGCGGAGCGCTCCGCCGTGACATGCACCGGCGAGGGCGGCCGCACGGCTTCGCCGCTCACCACGACCGTCCCCTCGGCGGGTTCGGTATCGCCCAGCCCGCTCGCCAGCAGGCGCGCCTCGCCGCCGATCAGGGCAAGTGGCGGCTCGATCACCGCGAGGCTCGCGGCTTCGATCAGCACGAAGGGCTCGCCGGCGAGATGACCGGTGACAGCCCATTCGGTCCCTCTCCGCCCCCGGAGCAATCGCGACAGCCTGAAACGACGATTGCCCAGCGGTTCCGCGAGACCGAACTGGATCAGCTCGTCGCCGATGAGGGCGAGATTGTCACCGCCGACCAACGCGTCGTCGCTTCGGCTCTCCAGCCACATGGCGTCGTTGAGCAACTCCACCTCGACGCTCGTCACCCCATCGAACAATGCCGCCCCGCCCGAACCAAGCGTGGTCACGGCGGTTCCCATGACGGCCGGCGCCGCAGTCGGGCCCGCCTCCTGCCAGGTTGCTCCACCGTCATAGCTCGTCATGAGAGCGGCCCGCCGCCAGCCAGCCTCGACACCGGCGGCAGCCGCGAGCAGATGCGGACGCTCGCTCGCTTCCACGCCCGAGAGGGGCAGGTCGAGCAGCCGCAGGGTCGTCGGGCCGTGAAGCAGGTCCGCGTGCCCTATCGGCCGCCCTTCGCTAGCTTCCGCGGTATCGGGCATCGGCCCCGCTTGCACGCGCACCAATTCCAGGCTCGTCACCATCCGATCCACGGTCCAGCGCTCGATCTTCCACAATCCGGTTCGACCCTCGATCCTCACGACCATGCCGGGAACGATGTCCGCGCGTCGCCAGGGCAGGTGCAGCTTCGCCGTTGCCCGGCTCGCCCATAAAGCCGCCAGCCGGCGTTCCGCGATGGCCTTGGCCGCCCCTGCGCCGAGCACCGCCGGCAGCTGCAGGCGCTCGGTTCTCGCCGTCGGACCATGTCGCGTCGCCCGCTGGAGGCCGACCTGATAATCGCGCGTGACGTCATGGTAGGCGACGCTCACCTCCGCCGGGATGCGGCTGGAGTCCCGTTGAGCGAATTCGCTCCGGCCGCCGCTCTCGCCGGGCCCGCTCGCGCCCGCTTCCGCCTCGCTGATCGTCGCCGTCGGCTCCGCTTGAGCGCGAAGGACCAGCGACACACCGTCATCGCTGATCGTCAGCGGGACGACCTGGCCAAGGGCTTCGATGGCCCCGCGAACGCTGTCTCCGCCCGCGGCATAGCCGATCAGCGACGGCGTGGCGCCGCTGGTCACTGCGCCGCCGCTCAGCACCTCCGCGATCGTCCCAATCGTCACGGGTCCCTCATCCGCTTCGACCTCGAAGCTCAGCGACGGAATGCGATTCCCATAATCGGCGAGCTGGAAATCCTCGAACATCGCATAGGCGATACCGCGGAAGGCCGGCGCCTGGCTCTCACCCTCCGCGGCCACGATCAGCGGATCCGCGACCTGGTCCTCGCTCCCGAGATAGAGCCGATAGGCCGTCTCGCTCTTGAATTCTCCACCGGCGCCGCGGAGCAGCTTGCCGTCCGCCCAGATCCGCCCGACGCCACGGATCGCCCGCGCCGACAGCGCCACCGCGAACGATGCCGAATAGCTGTAGCTCGTCGTCTTCGGCCGCCCTTTTCCGCCGCTGGTCGACCGCGTCTCCTGAAGATCGGTCGACCAGATGACGGTCCCTGCCACGCGCATCTTCCCGAAGAGCTTGGGGATGGGCGTGCCATAGGATGAGGTCTGCACGCTGAGCTCGCCGAGGCGAGGCCCGTGCCGCCCCTTGGGCGCGAAGAGGCGGCTGTCGACCTGCTGCCCGATCATCGCGCCGATCGCGGCGCCGACCGGACCTCCGACGGCCGTCCCGGCGACGGTGAGGACCAGCGTTGCCATCAGCCTCGCGCCTCCGTCCCGGCGTGACGCTCGGCATTCCGCTCCGGACGCCCCCAGGCTGAAAGGATCGGCCACGGGACCGCGCCCGGCACCTCCACCACGCGCCGCAGCCCCATGTCCGCGTGAAGATAACCCTCCCGCGTCAGCAGGACGGCGTGCAGCCGCCCTGGTCCGGGTCGCACCAGCAACACATTTCCTTCAGTGGCCTCGGTCGGCGTCACCCGGATGAAGCCATGCCGTTTGAACTCCCGATGCACCTCGCTCGCATCGGAAGACCTCAGGCAATAGTCGCTTCGCACGCCGTCCAGCCCGTTCGCCACCGCCACTACTCCTATGCAATCCAGCCCCTGCTCCGCCGACCGCCCCTGCGGCCGGAAGCGCGCGCCCACGAGCGCCCTTGCGCGGGCGACGATCTCGTCCGTTCTCATGATGGCCTCGCTAGGCCCCGGGATACCGAGTCAACAGGTCGATGCCCGGAAGATGCGGTTCGCCTCGGAAATTCGGCACATTCGCAAAACGGCCGGAGCAGGTGACCAACCTTTTGTCGCATCCTTCGCTGATCTCGACGAGGTCGCCTGCGGCGGGCGGGAAATGCGACGGCTCCCGCAGCGTCAACACCGCCCCAGCGGAGGAAAGCACCGCACTTTCCAATCCGCTGTTGGCACCTGAAATCCAGCGCAGCCGCCCATAGCCATAGGCATTCGCAGCGGTGGCCGCGCTCTCCACCTGGATAACATCCTCGTCGATCACCGCCGCCACGCGAGTCACTCGGGTCCGCGCCGCCATATCCACCCGGCACCTCTTGTCGCCGAGTTGGGCGCGGCATTCGGGCGATGTCTGCTCAACCACCGGCACGTCGAGCAGCACTGTCGGTCCCTTGAGCTCGGCCAAGAAGCCGTTCCCCTCCGCGCTCACATCGCCCAGCCACCCTCGCGCCAGAAGGAGTTGCTTCCCTTCAGGCGCGGCCCAGTCGATCATGAACATTGTCACCGCGGCGCCGTCCCAGCGTCCGGCCGCCAGGTCGCTCTCGCTGATCGCGTCGCTGGTGAGCGCGCCGGATACGTCGAGCGCGTCGACATCGAACCCGTCCGAACGCGAGATCGCCGAAGGCAGCATCCCAGGTGCCGCACGGTAGATGAGATGCGCGATCTCCAGGTCTCGATCATGGGTCGTGAAGCCCATGGCCACGCCGTCCCGCCGCTCCACCCGCCAGCAAAAGGCGATGCTGGTGAGGTCGGGCTGAAGGAAGTCCGTCACGATCATCCCTCCCGTATCTCCACCAGCGGCACGCTGGCCGCCTCTCCCGCCGCGAAGGTCGCCCGGCTCACGCTCAGCCGGTCCTCGGCGAAGCGGACCGGAACGTCGAAGCGGAACCCCGCCCTCACCTCCGCACCGGCGGCCGGCGCGACCTCGAAGCGCACCATCCCTTTCGCCGCGAGCGTCCATCCGATCATCTGCTCGGCACCGTCGACCGACACTCGAACGCTCCCGGCGACGGGTCGAGTGATCCGCCGCACCTGGCCTTCATAATGTTTCACAAGCTCGAATTCGGTTCGTAGCCCGTCCCCGACCCCGATCGGCTGGTCAGTCGGGTGCGGCTCCCCGGTCATGCCGCTTGAGCTATTGTCGTAAGGATCCTCGAACCGGAACCCCACCGCCGCACCCCGTCGCGCGCGAAAGAAGGCGATCAGCGCCTGAAGCTCCGCCTCACCGCGCACGCCCGGCCCCGCGTCGAACCGCATCCGCGCGTCCGCCCAGTCGCTGTTGCGCTGCTCAGCACCACTCGCCGTGGTGACGACCGCCGTAGAAAAGGCCGGCTCGACCACCGCCTCGCGTCCCAACGCCACTGGAAAGCGCACATCCTCGAAAGCCTCCACGGCCGCCTCTCCTTCTCCAAACCAGGTGAAGCCGTCGCGCAGCACCTGCGGCAACGCCCAGACGAACACCTCCGCGGTCCCTCGCGCGAAGCCAGCCTCAGCCGCGGCCGCGATCGGTTTCCACTGATGTTTGTCTTCCAGGTTCAGCACGAACCCTGCGAAATAATGCTGCTCCTCGACCGGATAGCCGAGCCGCACGGACGTCTCCGCTACGCCCCGGGCCGTGGCCCCGCCATTGCCGGTGGTCGCCCAGTCATAATCCTCGAGCTGCAGCACATCGAAGGCGGGCGCCGACCAGGCGACAGGCACATTGGCCCGCTTCACCTCGGTTCCCTCGAGCACCGTCGGCAGATAGACGAGCAACAGCGCTTCCGCCCCCGGTGCTTCCGCCCTCACCGCCGCCACCAGATCCGCCGTGGATTGCGCCAGCACCGCCCCAGCCGCATCGAGCGTCGCCTTCTGCTCTTCGTCGAGCGGCACCCGCACATCGGCGATGGAGACCGGCGCGAACGCCGACACCGCCGCCGCATCGTAGAGGCAGATGCGACCATCAGCCCTCACCCACCACCAGGGCTCGCCGACCTGGAACCGCACCGCCGCGCCCGCATCGCGCGCGATCGCCGCGAAGGCACGGCCCACCGCCTGCAGATAGAACATCGCCCCCGAATGGGCCGGCGACAGCAGCGTCGAAGGCGGCTCCCACCCGGTCAACGCCGGCGAACCGTCCTCCGCCCGCTGCTTCCAATCGTTCCAGCAATGCTGGTCCAGCAGCTCGTAGGAGAGCGACAGAATGAGGTCGAAGCCGAGTTCCTTCGCCCGCGTCACCAAGTCCCGGTGCCATGCCGAGCAGGCCACATTGAGCGCGCTCCCGGCGAGGCTTACATAGAAGTCGCTCCCGAGCGCCTCGAGCCGGAAATAATGGCTCATCCCGACATAGTGGTTGATGATGCGGCGATAGCCGAGATGAACCACGTTCCTCAGCAGCCGCGCCGGGGTCACATGGTAAAGGTCGTCATAGCCCGTCGCCATTCGGAGCCGGTGCTCCGGCACCAATGTATCGCCGATCGACAGCACCGATCCCGATCCGTCGCAGACGATATCGCTGATCTCGACCCAGCCCTCCGCTGGCGTCGCCAGCGGCACATCCTCCTTGGTGTATCCCGGCGGCACGAGGCTAATGAACATCCGATCGACGTCGCCGGCCCAGACCGCTTCCCCTTCATGCGGGAACAGGAAGCCGCCTTCCACGTCCGCAAAGTCGAGGCTCACGACCGCGTCCTCGGGCGTGCCGACCGCATAGTTCCAGAGCCGCACGTACCAGCTCCGCGCAGCGCCGGACGAATCCCGCCCCTCGATCGTCAGGGTCGGGCCGTCTATCGCATCCAGGCCTCTCAAGCCCTGGCTTCGCCACCGGAAGCTCAGCCGGCAGGTGCGAAAGTCGCGCGCCGTCTCATAGGCGGTGAGCGGATGATCGAACCGGTCCTCCGTCTCCCAGATAAGCCCGGCCAGGTCGTTCGCCTTGTAGAAGACCGCGTCGACCCGAAGGGCGTTCGGCCCGGTCGTCACCACCGAGGCCATCATCGGCCGGGGAAAATTCACCGACCAGAAGCGCGCATCGAACCGCTTGATGAAGCCGAGCTGTTTCGCCGCACCGGCCGGCGCGAGCCAGTGTCCCATTCTAATCCTCCACCCGCATCAGCGCCTGCTTCACCGCCCGCGCCACCTGCCGGCTCGACGCGGCCAGCGCCTGCGGCTCAGCCCCCGTCGGCGCGTTGATCGTGATGCTCATCCGGATGTCGCGCTCCCCGGCGCGCGGCGCTTCCACGCGCCCGCTCGCTGTCGGCACGAACAGCTCCGGCCCGCGCTCGCCGACAAGATAGGCACGCCCCGGCGCCACCGGCCCGCCGGTCGCCCGCCCCGGCGCACCGAGCGCGGCGCCCAGTACCTGCGCCGCGACCGCCATCAAGCCGCTCGCCTGCAAACCTTGGGCTCCCGACAGCGACGCGACCCCGCCTCGCACCGCCGCCGCGGCGATCTCGGCCATGGCCGACAGCGCCACCCGCTTCAGGTCCTCGAACCCGACCCTTCCCGTGCGCACGGCTCGCAGCAGCGCATGCTCCAAGGCGTGACCGGCGCGGTCCGCGCCCGCCGCCAGCGGGCCTTCCAGCTGCGCCCGCATCTCCGCCACGTCCCGCGCGAAGGCGGAGGTGTCGGCCCGCACACCGACGACCAGCCGCTCGATTTCCTCATCCATCGGGAAACATCTCCATCAATCGCCTGAGGTCGTCGCCGGTAGCGGAGACGGCCGCCTCGCCCGCCAGCAGGCCCAGCACCGCGGCCAGCTCGGCCGGCGTCGCCCGCCAGAATTCGTTCGGCCGCCACCCCAGCAGCAGGCCGGCGGCGCCGGCCAGATGCCGCGCGGCGCGCGCGAAGGTCGCGCTCATCGTCCCTGCAATATCTGCGTCAGCAACGTCTTCAGCACCGGCGTCATCCCGGCGAGCCCCGCCTCCACGACGGCCGCACCGATCCTCTCCCGCGTGCAATGCTCGGGACGGTCCTTGATGCAATGCCAGAACAGCCCCGCCACCTCGACCAGCCTCAGTCCGCCTTCGGCCGCCCGCTCGACCAGCGCGAACAGCGGCCCCAGTTCTTCCTCCGTCGCGACCAGCGCCTCGAAGGACGGCCGCAGCACCAGCGTCTCGCCCGCCACCACGATCGCCGCCTCGCCGCGAGCCGCATTGGCGCCGCCGCTCATAACGTCACCACCGGACCGCTGCTCTCCAGGCTCAGCGTATAGTTCCGCTCGCCATTATAGTCGCCGCTATAGTCGAGCCGCGTCACCAGGAACTTGCCGCGCATCCGTTCCGCGCCCTCGAAACTCAGCTCATAATCATCGAGCAGACCGGAGAGAGCATTGGACTTAACTCGGCCTTCCGAGCCAGAACCGGTGAAGATACCGCTTGCAGATACCGAGATAGATCTTAGCCCAGCACCCGAAAGAAGTTCGCGCCAACCGCCTGAATCCTTGGACGTCACGTTGACGGCTTCACCATTCACCTGCATCTGCGTTGTCCGCATGCCAGCGACCGTGGAAAAGACGGGCGGATCGCCACCATCACCGATCTTCAGCAGAAAAGCGCTACCCTTTTCGGCACTCATCGTTTATTCTCCCATTGTTCAAACTGTTGCACGGGGGACTCACCATGATCTCTCATGTGCTTGCTTCTATGCTTTTCCTGCTCCAGTCCGGATCGACCGCCCAGGCCCGGGAAGCCTATGCCGCCTGCCTCGACGATGCCTTGCGTTCCAATCTCGAGAGCAGGGCGTCGGCGGCCGCCTTCGACCGGGCGGCGACGACGGGGTGCGCCGCGCGGGCAGCCGCTTTCCGCAACGCGATCCTGGCCGCGGAGACCGCCGCCGGCTCAAGTCGCGCGGAGGCCGAAGAGCTCGCCCATATGGAGGTCGAGGATCTCGCCGGAAGCATGCGGGATCTCTACCGCTTCTATCTGGAAGACGGCTCCCGTCCTAAATAGGCCGACAGGGCTTTCAGACGGTGTCGAGCGCCAACATCCGCGCTCGAAACTCGATCACACCCATCCAGCCGCGGGGTTCGGCACCCCGGCCTTCGCGGACCAGCCGACTGCGCACATGACGCAGGGTAACGAGGTGCCACCCGGCCATTTCGGCCACGGCCGCGAGGGCCGCCTCGGCCTCGCCCATCAGCCGTCGTAGCCGCGTCGGCCGCTCGCCCCCGTCGCGTAGCGTGACGGCGATCCGCAGCTCCCGGCCGACGCCGTTCTTGTGGCTCCAGTCCGTCTCCGCCCCCGCGTCGACTACCGCATAGGGGAAGGAAGCCCGCAGGGGCGCGCCGTCATAGACGCCGACGCCTTCAAGGGCCTGCAGCGCCGCCGTCGCGGCCGTCATGATCGCTTCCGCCGCCGTCATTGTCCTTTCCTCCCCTCATCCCGGGCACACTCCAGGACGAGCCATCGTAACCCCGCCTCGGTCATGAGCCGACGCAGGAGACCGCGGCCGGACAGGCCGACTCCCGCCTCCACCGCTTCGGCGCCTATTCCACCGGGCAGCGTCTCGCGCAGCCGTTCCGCCAAACTGGCGGCGCGCGCGTCCGCCCGGCGCTGCGCCGCGTCCTCGACGCGCCTGAGGAACCGCTTGAACATCCACGCCCTCCTCAACCTATCCGCATCCGCCGCCACGGTCGCCAAAGCGCCGTCACCGCCGCCGGCGGTCCCGCATCGCCCGGGCCGTCACGATGGGTGAAGAGGTGCGCCGTCAGCCGGACCATCCCCTGGCGCAGCGCTTCCGGCAGCGAAGCCCAGTCGGCCGCCAGCCCCGCCTGATACGCCACCTTGATCCGCACCGCGTCGCCCGCCTGGCTCACTCGGACCCAGCCCTCGCCATGCGCATCGATGTCGATCGCATAAGCCTCGGCGGAAATGGCAAAGGCCGAGCCGTCGCTCCGCACGCCCTCGACACCCGAAATGGCCTGCACCGGCGCCACCCCCAGCCGTGTCCAGGCGCCGCTCAGCTCAAGCGTCTCGCTGAACCCGCGCCTCAGCAGCGCCTGCCGCACGAACCGCTCGCACAGTTCCGCCGCACTCCCGATCAGTCGCTCGAGCATCGCATCCTCGTCGCTGCCTTCCACGCGCAAATAGGCCTTGGCCTCGCCTAGCGCCTCCGCGCCCGGCACCAATGGATCGCCGCTAATCATCGCGCCGCCCCGGCCCGGACGCGCATCATCCTCTCAAGACTCATCATCCCGCTCCCGTTTGTCTGGCGAATGGGTTGCGCCGCGCCGGCAAGGGGGAACCGGCGCGGCGCATAGGGTCCCAAGCCCAAGGCTCGGGACGGCGAGCGGGCCTTAGATCGCGAACTTCATCAGCTTGATCGCTTCCGAATTCACCACCTGGCCGCCGACCCGCTTGGTCGCGTAGAAATGCACGAAGGGCTTGTTGGTGAACGGATCGCGCAGGATCTGCGTCTCGCTGCGCTCCGCGATCAGATAGCCGGCCTTGAAGTTCCCGAACGCGATCGACAGGCTGTCGGCGCCGATGTCCGGCATGTCCTCCGCCTCGATCAGCGGGTAACCGAGCAGGGTGTCGGGCTGCCCCGACACCAGCCCCGGCTGCCACAGGAAGGCCCCGTCGGCGGTCTTGAACTTGCGGATGGCCGAGGCGGTCGCCGAGTTCATCACGAACACCGCGCCCTGGCGGTACGGCGGCCTCAGCGCCTGCACCAGGTCGATCAGCCTGTCCTCCGGATCGCTGGCCGGGAAAGCCCCCGCCGCGCCGGAATTTCCGCGGCCCTACTCGCCCGCCACCGCATGCACCCGCGCCCTGGGCTGCATCGGCAAGGTCACCAGGCTGACCTCGACCAGCTCCAGTTCGGTCAACTCCCTCGGCGCCTCGCCGCGCGCCTCCCGCACCCGATAGCCGAAGCTCAGCCCCGACACCGCTCCGTCCTTGAGCAGCGCCGCCGCCTCCCGCCCCGCCGCGCCGGAGGACAGTTGGCCGATCACCCTCAGGCCGCGCCGGTCCTCCTTCAGATATTCGATCCGCCCGATCGGCCGCCCCGCCTCATGCTGCCACAGCAAGGGCACGGCCCCCGCCCCACGATTCAGCGACCGCGCAAACGCCCCCGCCCGCACCACGTCGCCGCCCCGATCGGGCCGATCGAAGATCGCCGCATATCCCGCAAATCTCATGTTCAAGCTCCACGAAGGCGTTCGTTCGTCCCGAGCGAAGTCGAGGGGCGTATGTGATGAGTCCATGCCGCCGTGCCTCGACTTCGCTCGGCACGAGCGGTCATGAGCTGATCAAATCCGTCAGCCCCAGCTTCACGGCCATCCCGACCAACAAGGCGGCAAGGCCGAAGCGCACCGCCCATCCTACCACCGCCTTCCAGGCCGAAGCCTTGGCGTCGCGCCATGCCTGCAAGAGTTCCCTCAATTCGTCGACGTCCCGCCGAGCGCCCTGCCCTTCCAGCCCGAGCGTTCCCAACGCCCGTTCCGCCCCGGCCTCGCTCGCCTCCTCGATCAGCGCCCGAAGGGTAACGAGATCCGCCCCCTGACCCTCGGCAAGCGCCATCAGCCGCGCCAGCATGGCGCGATGTTCGTCCGTCATGTCGTGATCCTTCCAAAGCCCCTCTCTCATTTTCGGGAGAGGGAGGGGTCCAAAGCGTCAGCTTTGGGAGGGTGAGGGCCTGGGCTGATGCGACAGCGCCTGCGATGGAGAAAAGCCCAGCATCTCCCGCTTCTCCCCGTCGCTCAGGAAATCCGCCGCCGTCACCTGCGCCCACAGCCGCTCCCGGTCCTCGGAAAGCGCCGTCACCTGGTCGACATCGATCGCCAGCTTCGTTCCCGGCCACCAGGCCGACAGCGCTGCCCCGATCCCGCTCAATATCTTCTCCGCCAGCGGCAGCACCGTCAGGCGCCAAAGCGCCCGGTTCGCCTCGCGATAATTGGCGTAGGTGGCATCGCCCGGCAGGCCGAGCAGCATCGGCGGCACGCCGAAGGCCAGCGCGATCTCCCGCGCTGCCGCCGCCTTCAGGCCAACGAAATCCATGTCCGCCGGCGACAGGCTCATCGCCTGCCATTTGAGCCCGCCCTCCAGCAGCATCGGACGCCCCGCATTCACCGCGCCCTGGAAGCCCGTCTCCAACTCGGCCTTCAGCCGCTCATATTGCTCGCTCGACAACGCCGCCCCATCCGCCGGCTCGAACGTCAGCGCCCCGGAAGGCCGCGCCGCATTGTCGAGCAACGCCTTGTTCCATTTGGTCGCCGCATTGTGGATCGCCACCGCGCCCGCGGCCGCGCCGAGGCACCCAAGGCCATAATGGTCGTCGAGCGGATGCATGGCCTTGAGATGCACGACACTAGTCCGCCCCAGCCCGTCCCGCGCCGCGATCCGGCTCTTCGCCTCGCCGGCCTTGTAGACATAGGCGACCGGCCATCCCGCCGGATCCGCCTCGACCGACACCCGCTCCGGCCGCAGCGGATAGAGCTCTGCCGGCTTCCCATCCGCGTTCAGCAGCAACTGCACGAACGCATTGCCATGCAGTAGCAACTGCCCGGCGATTGTCTCCAGGAGCTGCGGGGAAATCAGTGAAGCCGTTCGGTCTGGGTCTGTCGAAGCCCTCCCATTCCCTTCCTTCCGGATGAAAGCGCCACTTTGATCCGCATAGACGGGCGCCCAGGCGACGCTCTCCGCCACCAGCCGCACCGCCCGCTGCGCCACGGGATTGCCGAGATAGGCCTCCCGCACCTGCGCCTCGTACGAGCGCGGCCACTCCCCCGCCGCCGTCGGCCCTTGCCACAGCCGCAACAAAAAAGGCCGGGGCTGAACCCCGGCCTTCCGCCCGAACCACTTCAT